GGTAATTGCTTTCCTAAAACAGAATCTCCCATAAAGGCAGTAGTAAATCCAGATACTGCCGTGGATTGATACACTTGCTTGATATCTTGACTGTCATATACGGTGATATTCGCAATTGATCTGGGATACAATTCTAACCCGTTAATAATAATCTGCTCACCCTTTACAAAACTTCCAGAAGTTTGGCGTAAATTGACAGTAGTTGTGCCATCTCCAGCAGAGACTGCATATCCACTTGCACCACTACTCTTTCCTTTAATAAAAGATGTTGCTGGCAACTGAGATATAGATAATGCTTGATTTAGAATTAATGTTGTATAAGTTTGAATATCATAAAGATATAAATCCCAGTTTGTAGAAGCAGAAGAATATGCAGAATCCGTCAGTCTAAAATTATAAACCTTGGCATCTCCAATTTTTGTTGTAGAACTTGGATTTCCCGATGAGCTTCTTCTGACAGAATGTAATTCTAATGATTGATTTTGTTTCGGTGATCCTGTTATATTATTAATTCTCGACAAGTTTCCCATTTCAAATGGAATACTTACATTTTCAACACTTTGAGTTTCTCTAGGTTTTGGTACATCTAAAATGGTAGTAGAAACCTTTTCAATGTCATATCCTCTGACGTATGCTTTGCCGGGAGACAATTTAACACACATTAAATCATCTGATGGTGTATTTCCATTTTCTGTTTTTTGATTTTCAAAAAATAAACCATTATTTCCAAGTCTGTTATTTAAAGAATCATGTAAGGAAATTTTAAAAGGAGTTACTGAATAGTTTCCCGATTCGTCAAAAGTTCTTTGTGCCAAATAATCTTTAATCAAAGAGTATTGCGTATTTGTATTTAATTTTTTGACTTGCCCTGCGTCTAATCTAAGAAGTTCAATAAAATCTACGTCAGTATCAACACTATCAATTGTTTTTTTGGTTAAAGATAGACCTATTTTAAATCTATCCGCTCCAGGAGCAGCATAGTTTGTAAATCCTTTTGCATTATCATAAAGAGAGTCATCTTCTTTTGCTGTTATGATTTCTTCAGATACTTTAAGACCAACTCGATATGATGGTGTGTTTGTATAGTAATCTAAAATAATCGTTTGCTTAGAAATATTTACAAAAGTTCCTCTTACAAAATAAATTCCAGTGTCAATAGAAACTGCAGACCCAACGGCGGTAGCATCGGAAGAAATTAAAGATGCAAATGGGTTTCCAGCTACAATGGTTGTATTTCCATATACTACATTTTCACTTGCAAACAGTGATTCTCCATTTTGAAATGGTGTAATATCAAAATTATTACCAGAATCAAGATATTTTACGTATAATGTAACATACTGTAAATTATTAATTGAGTCTGGTATTTCAATTTTTTGAATTGTTCCAGTTACACCAGAAATTTGCCCAGTAACTTTCTTGCCTAAAAATTTATTGATGTATAGTGAAATATTGACACCAAAGTTTGATGGGTTTAATTTAACAGCATTGAACTGTGAATCATATGTTAAGTTTCCAGGAATTACTACAGATCCTTCTTTAAAAATATGACTACCAAACGATTCAATCTGATTTTGTAGAATAGATTGAATATTATTTAATTCTCTTGCTTGGACGGGTCTTCCTGGATTAAAAAGAACTTTGTAAAAGTTCTTTTCGGCGTCAAAATCGTCAAAGTATGGGCTTACATTTAAATTTGTTTTTTGTGCCATTGGTTAGAATTCCAGGATAATTTTAATGTCTTCTTTTTGTCTAACATTACGAGTTACAAGAGGTCTATTGTCAATATAAATTATGTCTCCTGTTTTTTTATTTATTTCTGGATTTGCAAGACCATTTGTAAATGTTACTCCAAGATTTATGATTGAATTGTTTACTGTGGTTGTAATTCCAGAGAAGGAAGAAACTTGTCCAGAAAATCCACTTGTCTCACCAACCACATTTCCACCGGTATAACTAAAATTAATATTTGCATTTGCCGATGTAGAAACTCCCACATAATCGGTTTGATCGTGTGTAGAACCATAGTATAAAGACCTGTCTCTAAAATATTTTAGAACCTTAGTGTCTGAATCATATGATGCAACATATCCTACGGCAATTCCGGTAGAAACTGTTTGATTAATTTTTTCACCAACTTCAGGTAAAAATGAATTGACAGAATCAAATTTAATTGCATATAATCCAGAAAACTCACCACTACTAAAAGTTTCTGTGGATATAAATTTTGTTGGATTTTTTAAAATTCCAATCTGACAAAATTTTGTATTTGTTGGGAAGTCTCTAGTAGAATCATCAAATCTTGCGTATATCATTACCCTATCAGCACCCAATTCTTTATATAAATCAAATCCATGCCCTCTAGATGGCGGTATAATGGGGATTAATTTTGCTGGGTTACTGATAGTGCCTCCTGGTTGTAGAGGACCCAGATCGACGATTCCATATGTGTATCCTGTGCCTCCAGATGTTACTGTCGTATCTATGATTTCTCCATTAGCATTTGTCTCCACAAATACTCTTCCACCAGTTCCATTTCCCAGAATATCAACTTCTCCAGATGTGTAATTTGAACCAGTATTATCAATATAAACAGTCTTAATCTGATTATTGTTTATTGATGAATCGCCATTTTCTCTCACCGCAACAATTTGAGAATCTGTAGACGTTTCCCAATTATTTGGCAAAGTTACATATTCTGTAGAATCGAATTTTACAATATCTGCTGGAGAAACTGTAAATAAGTATTTCCAAACATACCCATCTTCTCCAGTTCCTGCTATTGTTGGCTCTAAATCTGTAGTTGTTGGCTCATATTGTGATTGATTACCAGTCGTATTAATTCCACTTGACCCATTTTCTATACAAATATAAACATTGTAATCACTATTCAACACATAATATTCTGAGTCATAAAGTCTAGCTCTTCTTGACACCGGAGAAAGATTGTCTACGCTATAATCATGCCTATACATGTCATATTTTTTACCTCTCTCCCAGTCAACTCTTTTAACTACTCTTCTTATATTTGAAGAAGTAACTTTTTTCCCAAAAAGAAGAGTATCTTCATATTGAGTCAAATAGTCTAAATTATCTGTAGGATTTGGAATTACACCATTTGTTATTCCTGGTCCATCCCAATTCACATTTCTACCAAATCCAGTATAAATGTTTGGGTTAGTAAGACCAACCCAAACATAATAAGAATTAGAAGAATCATCAATCGATTCTATAAAATTACTAGCATTTAAAATTCTGAATTGATCTGTTACAAGTGCAGACATCTATATAATTCTTTTTTTTATATTTATATTGAGTTAGAGATCCTTTTTCAAAGATCCATTGCTTCTTAACCCATATCCTCTTCTCTGAATGATTGGATATGTGGAGAGCCCAGCATTGTATCCAAGAGTGGTTATTCCAACACTTGAAGTATATCCACTAACTCCTATCGAAATTGGAGAAGTTGATCTAGAAAATCCAGATAGTCTTCCCCAGGTTAATCTTCCAACAGGATAGTCTAAGGTGCCGGTGGTTGCTATTCCGACCACAGATGTATTCGATGCAATGTTGCAAGTTATAATTCCTATTGCAGAGTTAATTGCATGAATTTTATAAACGTTATTTAAGAATGATGTGCTTATAGCAACAATGTCCGTATCATTTGTATTAATTGATGTAACTCCTTGCCCAACAAAAGTTTCGGAAATGTAAATGGGATATCCGGATTGTAAATCTGGGAAAGAGAATGGGTCTCTATCTAAAGTAAACTCAAGTGCCAGTGAGGTTCCAACTCCATTTGTTGTTGCAATTCCAATAATGGACACAGAATATCCTTCTACATCAGAAATGTCAGTAATTATTTCATATTCTTCTGCAGAATCATTTGAAAAAATAATTGCATCAAAGTTAATTGGTGATGCATTTTCATAATTAAATAAACTGCTATCATCAACAAATACTTCACTTGCTGCAGCATTTAAATTTCCTATAATATTTGCCGTTGGATAAATTTGAGATTCTAAGGAATCTCTTGACTTAGAAATTTTTTCGCCATTAAGTATTAAATCGGTTTTTTGTTTAGTCCAATATAGGGGTTTATTGTTAACTTCATCGATTCCTTGATTGACATAAAGATTTGTTTCAACCTTATCAGATCCAGAAATATCGTAAATTACTCTTTTTTCCTGCGTGGTTGTATTTTCAATATTTGAATTATTGCTAAAAATTTGCACCGTATCTCCAACCTTAATCGTTTCTACTGTATTAACTTGAAGAGTATCCTCACCTCTAGTTCCACGGTAGAAGAATATTGCTATGTTATCTTCTGGTTCTGGGGCTACTGAGAATGTAAATGAAGTTCCTCCACTAAACTGATATGAAACTCCTGGTTCTTGCAAGACACCATTTATAAAAATAAGTAAAACAGAGTCCAAATCAATTAACTGAGAATCTGGGTCATTTTCATCAATTTCAAAACTAAGTAATTCAGAATTATAGAAAAGTGGGAATCTTGTTCTAATTCCATCTTGGTATACACTAACAGAATCTATGTAATCCAATTCCCCAAACTGCCAAGAAGAGAATGAGTCTGTAAAAACATCCAAAACAGTTAATTCAAATTCACTGATTGGAGAAGGAAGACCCTTAGCAGTTACTAATCCTACAGGTTTAAATACATCTCCAATTCTAAAGGAGTATCCATTTCTAGTGACTTTAAAAGTTTTGACTTCAAATAAGGTAGATCCAATTCCGGTAGTAGAGCTAGATCCAACCTCGATATTTAAAAGTAACCCAATT